TCATTGCGATTGCTGGCTTTGAATTGTTTCTCATTTTTTACCATCCTTTCTATTCATGGCGTGTATGTGTTGCGGCCGCCGTATTGCGGCCGGTTCTTAAATTATAGCATAAAGGGCATGAAATATCCATGGATATTTCATGAATGGGACTATAGGCCTATCACTTTTTTATTAAACTAACGATTATTAGAATATTTAACTTAATAGTAGTTATATGACTCCGGATCCAGACTAATGCACATATGCTTATATACTTATGCCAGTATGCCGGATCCGGACCAAGCAAACAGGTGTTCGGGTATGCTGGGCTTGTACCAGGTCGGTTTACTGCCGAAAAGTCGGCATAAAAATAAACATATGCGTATATAAAGATGTACGAATATGTTTATATAAGGATCTGCTTATGGTTAACGGAATGGGTGTTCGGGGGGGTAGGGCCCAGCCGGGCGGGCAGGCCGGGCATAAATGCTCCCCCTCTCAAATTTTTTTAATTTTTTTGATTCCTATAACACTTGTTTAGTAAGAGTCTTTACGCTCCGTTTGGATTTTAAGTTGAGGGCCGAGAACGGCGGCTCCTGCCACAAGGATTCCCTGAACCACATTTTCCGGGGTTGTCCCCAGCAGAGAGACACTCCCAAATACTCCAAGACCCAACAGACACCATGGTATCAGCCAGTCAGGTACGTTTGGGGTGCTCTTAAGGAAGGTTCCGATAATCCATAGGGCAGGGACAATGATGATGGCTTCCTGAATTAAAAAATCAAATATTTCCATGTTAATCCTCCTTTACCACGTTATCATGGCATACATTCGTCTGGTGGTGTGCTTGTAATACTTTCCGTCCACACGATAGACCGCACTGCCTCCTGAATCTGTGGACACTCCCATGGTGCAGCCAAGGGCTTCAAGGTGGGAGTTCAGGTATCCATGGTCTCCTGTCATGTAAAGCAGCATGACTACATCTTTTTCCGGGTTGTAGCCAAGGCCCACACGACTGGTGCTGTAGGATACTGACGGGTAGGTTCCATCATCGAAGCCTGCCCGGGATTCAGGGATACATCCAAGGCCGGATACGGCAAATCTGGCTCCCTGCTCTACTTCAGGCTGGATGTCGTTAATGGTTTTGACTGCCACAGAGCCATCTTCGTACACGATGAAAGTCGGGGCAGGGTTGCCTTTGCCCTGACGGGGGCCGGAGTAATAGCCTCTTGGCTGTCGGTTGGCAATAATTTTTCCTTCACTGAGGAGCATTGAAGTCGGATAAGTTGATCCATCAGCGTGATGGCCTATGAAAGCTGCGGTCATCAGATTTTGGGCTCCGAAATATTCCTTACAGCCCTGTTTGTCAAAGACCGGATGAATACGAAGTTGCAGTGGGTGGACTTCAGTAACTTGCGACTTTCTGAATTTGTAGGTTCTTGGTGTAAAAGCATACGGAGGTTCCTGTTTGGTGGGTTCAGGGATTTTATTTTTCAGGGGTGGGGCATCTGTGGGCTCCACTTTGGGCTGGTCTTTTGGTTGATGGCTCTGTTCGTACTTGACTTTGAACAGATGATGCCGGGTTTCGGGGCCTACGATGCCGTCATCTGTAATGCCTCGGCTTTTCTGGAAACTCTTGACAATCTTGTGAGTCTCCCATCCGAAATGGCCGTCAACAAGGAGGTCGTATCCAAGGAGTTTGAGGGTGCGTTGGAGACGGAGAACATCCTGTCCTTTTAATGGTACTCGAAGCAGTCTCATATCATCAGTCCTTTCAAAGTAAACCTCTCAGTCTTTTTTCGAGTATATCGTACTCTTCTTTGGTTCGCTGAATGGCTTTACCAAGGGCTTCCAGTTGGTGTTTAAATTCCACGTCATCTTTTGCAGGGATGTTGAAGATGTCCAGAATGCTGGCAACAATGGCGTTTGACAGTACGTCCAGAAATTCATAGTTTGCCAGAAGAAGAGCATCTTCCCGGTTAGTCAGGAAGCCACATTCCAACAGGGTGGCTGGCATTCGGGTCATGCGGAGCACATAGAAATTGGCGGTCTTTTGTCCACGATTGGGGGACCCGGACTTTCGGAATACATCGGACAAATGAAGATGAATGTTCTGGTGGTACTGAACAGATAATTGACTGGCACTGGGATGTCGGTAGTCTTCATAGCCCCGGACAGCCGGGCTGGAGTGAGCGTTAGCGTGGATAGACAGGAACCAGTTGGCTCCAATTTGGTGGGCCAAAGCAACTCTTTCTGCAAGAGAAACACTGGTGTCTTTGGTTCGGGTCATTTCAAAATCAATGTGGTCGGCATAACGTCCTGAAAGTATTTGTGCAACTCTGAGAGCAATGTTGAGGTTGACATTCTTTTCAATAAGACCATTACCTTGGGCTCCGGGATCGCTGCCCCCATGTCCGGGGTCGATTACAAGTTTAATCATTCGGATTCTCCTTTCAACTTTTCGACACAATCGGCACAAATCTTCTTTTCGTACAGTACTGTGGCCTGTTTTCTCAGATCACCTCCACACAGGGCACATCCTTCCCAAAATTTCTCAACAACAATAGTGGGAGTTCCGTCAATATCCTTGTCGGAATACAGGGCTACAAGGTCTCCGGGCTTGATGCCTGCTGCTTTCAGGGCTTCTCGGGGTACTACAATTCGTCTTTGTTTGTCAACTGACCGGATAAAATTTTGCATGGGACTCCTCCTTTCTATTTCAGTTTATACTCCACAGCTCTCCATGTCAATGGAGAGTTTCCTGAATTTTCCTTGACATTTGTTCTTTCAGCTTTTATACTTAGGGTGAGGTGATATGCATGGATAAGCCAGTGTTAAGTAAACCGGAACAGAAAATGATTAAGGTGGCTATGGAATCAGGAGGCCACAGGGTTACACTGGAACAGCTGTCCAAGGCAAGCGGACGGTCTCTTAACTATGTTTATGAAAAAATGCAGGACCCGGACTTCCGGGAGTTGTTTTCAGCAGCTCTGAGAGGGGCTCTTATGAGTGAAATGCCGGAGATTTTGGGGGTTTTTCTCGAAAAAGCGAAGGAAGGGTCCTACGCACATGGGAAATTACTGCTGGAAATGACGAAAATTTACAATCAGGAGTCCAATTTGAATATAAATGCACAGGTAACGGCCTATAAAGGTTCAGAAATGTCTCCTGAAGAGAGACAGAAGTTCTTGGAAGCCACACTAAAGGCAGGTGAAGGAAAATGAGTTCCGTCATCCTGCTTATTTTTGTGTCTGTTTTTAGTTTTTTAGGTTCATTTGCTGCGATATTCGTGTTTTTTGCTTTCTTTTCTGACAAAAAAGAGATCAGACTGCCAGAGTCCAGAGTAGATGTGGCAAAAGTAGCCAAAGTATCGTCTCCCTACTACCGGGCTGAGAAGAATCAGGCCACAAGAGACCGGAGGGAGGGTCCCTGATGTCAGTTAGAATGTTTCCAAACATGACAAAAGAGCAGGAAGAGGTAATCAAAGAGGAATCCCGGTATAAATGTACCAGTGATCTGCATTATTTTGCGAAACATGTGTTGGGTTATCAAAGAATCACAGATCATTACCATAAAGAAATGGCAGTGGATGTGGATACGCCTCAGTATAAGTTCAAACTTTTGTTGCATCCGAGGGGACACTTTAAAAGTACCATAGCCACAGAGTCCTATCCCATTAAGATGGTGCTGGAAAAGCCGGACAGCAGGATTCTGATAACCAATGCGAAGTTGGACAACTCCCGAAGGTTTGTCAGGACGATAGCCAATCATTTTAAATCAAACCAACGCTTCAGATGGCTGTGGCGAGACTGGTGGATACAGCAGTATTCCAGTCCCTATGAAAAAGCCGTGATGGGGGAAAAGCTGGACTGGGTTACCAGAGACGTACAGGACGAGCTGACGATTCTCAGGCCCGGAGCGGTCAGGGAGGCCACTTTTACCACAGGAGCAACTGACTCCTCACTGGTTTCTCAGCATTATTCTGCGATTATTGCAGATGACCTTGTGAATCGTGACTATGTTCGCACGCAGGAAATGGTGGAAAAAAGTATTCTGTACTTCAAAGACCTTTTGGACTTACTTGATCCCGGAGGAGACCTGCTGGTAATCGGAACCCGGTGGTCCCACGCAGACCTTTATTCATGGATGATAAGTGAATTTGGACACAAGAGCCATTTTTCAATGCCAAAAGAACTTCATACAGGACCTCTTGCGGATGCTGTAGAATCTTCTCACAACTCACCAAGCAGAAAAGAATGGATGATTTCCATACGGCCTACATCCTCAGAGAATCCTGTCTTTCCGGAAGAGTTTAACGCAGAAGTACTGGATGGACTGTTGCAGGCCAAAGGACCTTATGAGTTTGGTGCTCAGTACGGGCTTGACCCGACACCCACAGCCTATCAGAAGTTTAGGGAAGAATGGTTTCTGAAACCTGAAAATCTGTCAGACTCTTTTATTAAACAGCTGGATATATGTATAACAGTGGACCCGGCTATCTCTGTGGAGTCTGAAGCCTGTAACTCAGCCATTGCAGTATGTGGGTACGATAAAGACAACAATATGTACTTTCTGGATGGAATAGCGGAAAAACTGGGAGAGGCAGAACTTCCCGAAGCGATCTTTGACATGGCCCGTTACTGGACAAACCGGGGCAAGATGCTGCTCCCTGTGGGCTTTGAGTCCATCGGTTTTCAGCAGTTGTATGTATATACCATGGAACGGATGATGCTGGAACAGGATTTCTTTTTCGGTATAGATGAAATCAAACGAAGAAGTATGTCAAAGGACGAGCGGATACTCCGACTGGTTCCAAGAATTAAGAACGGATTTTACTGTCCCAAGAGTATTATTAAAAGCAGTTATCATACAGGAGAAACCTATGATTTGGTACAGAAATTGAAGTGGGAACTGTTGAAGTTTCCATACGCAGGCTCCAAGGACCTTGCAGATGCACTGGCAGATCAGCTGGATATCGTAAAGGCTCACAGACTGCCTAATGAAAAGAGAACTGAACAAACGGGAAGACAGCCGGAGATCATTCATCCTTCCGTACTGGAAGACAGACGAAGAATGAAACAGCAAAAGGCATACCGATACAATGATGCGGTGAGGTGATACTGTGGCTACGATTTCAAGGGTAAGCTCAACTCAAACCAGTATAACTGTTCGGATTACAGGACTTGCTTATCCAGCCAATCAATATGAATTTTTCAGAATCAAAACCTATCGTACATGGTCGGATGCGAATAATGATGTCAATGCTTTACAAAACCTGTTGTTCTCGGACACTTCCACTTCTACCAGTACCGGGTCCAGAACTTTTTCTACAGGTATGAGCTGTGGAACCACTTATTCTTTTCGTGGATGGGCCCGATGGGATGGGATATGGTATGATCTTTCCAGCAGCANTCCGGTTCAGAATTATTCCACAAGCAGTTGTGGGGCTCTTTCAACACCTTCTCTGCATACTTTAAATGCAGGAGAGACTTCTGTTTATGTTCAGTGTACGACTGTCAGCAATGCAAACCGATATGTATTTGAACTCAGCAACGGAAACAGTATAAGTTCAAGTAATCCTTATGTGACTTTTACCGGACTGAGTCCGGGGACAGGTTATTCAGTCAGATTCAAAGCAAGGGATTGGACAGGAAAGTATCAGGATTCTCCTTATTCTTCTTGGTTTAGTTTTACCACTCAACAGGCACAATTGGCTACTCCCACAAGACAAAGTTCTTCCACTACAGAAACTTCTGTCACATTAACGGTAAACGCAGTATCCAACGCCACCAGTTACGATTTTCGTTTATATAATGCCAGTTATTCACAGATTTCGTCAAGTATTGGAAGTAGCCGAACCAGAACTTTTTCAGGACTTTCTCCCGGTACTCAATATTATATCAGAGTACGGGCAATGGCTTCAGGGTGGATTACATCAAATTTTTCCAGTTATTTTTCTGTAGTAACAGTTCTCAGTTTTAACCGACCTTCCAACTGGAATTGGAGTTCAGCTGCCACCAGTGCTTTTGATAATCAGGGATTGTTTACTACCTTAACCAGAACGGAATGGAACAATTTCCTGAACCGGATTGATGCTTTCACAGACTATTATTATCAGAGTACCGGACAAAGGCTTCCCAGTAGTGTGTTTGCTTCATCCGGTAATCCGAACTTGCTGGCAAGCCATTTCAGAACTGTAAGCAACAAAATAAATCAGATGTCCGGAAATGTGGCATCAGCTCCCCGGAATGTGCAGACTGGAGATATAGTATATGGGTGGTACTTTAATCATTTAAGAACCGCACTGAACAGTATATGGAGATAGGAAAGGGGTTTTGGGATGCAATTAAAATGGGTACAGGACCGGAAAGGAAAACAACTGAAAACAGACCAGCGGTCCAACAACGCAGTGTTGGAAAATGAACTGTTGGATGAAGCACAGGAACGCTGGCGAACTGCCTATGAAGAAAAGACCTCCTATACTGGGGAACATTTACATCAAATGTGGAGACGGTTTGATCGAATGTATAGAGGAGATCAATGGCAGGAAGCAGTCCCGGACAATAAATCAACGCCTGTCATAAATGTTCTGATGGCTATGATCCAGTCAGTATTGCCAAGGATTACAGACACTTATCCAGAATTTTTAATTATGCCAAGAAAGACCTCTCAGGAGGGGGCTGTGGCTCTGGCAAAACAATTACAAAGCATTATGTCTTATTTATGGTATCAGAATAAAATGCAGGAAGACAAGATTGCGGAAGTAACTTTGCACATGTTGAAATATGGGACAGGTATTTTGAAAACAATATGGGACCCGGACAAAAATGACGGCTTGGGAGAAGTGCATTATTCTGTGGTACATCCTATGAATTTTTTCCCGGACCCAAGAGCTTATCGAATACAGGATATGGAATACTGTTTTACAGCAATGCCCTGTTCTTTGGAATATTTAATCAGAAGATGGCCCGAGAAGGGACCTTTGGTTGTGGAAGAGAGGGAACAGTCAGAAACAGAAGCAATTGATGCAGTCAGAAATCCAAGTAAAGAACATTCAGCTACGTTGAAAGAAT